CGGAGCACGAAACCTTTCCGTTATGGATGAGGAAAGTTGAAGAAATTGGAACTGTTGGAAATCCAACTTGTTTAGCCTTCATGTTGAGGAAAACTTAGGGTTATTCACCAAACTGGAGAAAGGATAAGGTGAAATCTCCTGTGGTTAGTGAGATACAGGCTATTTTAGATTCAATGTATCATCGTCGTGACGATACAATATCGTATGGTCAAAGACTAAACTGGCCTCCAAGATGGCCCAAGGGTGTGACTCTAGATTTAGTGAAATCAGCTGGTATCCCTGTTCTTCAACGCCGGAAAGCATTGACGAACAGGTTAAAGACTCCACAACCAGAAAGAGCATTAAAACATCCTCATGATGAAGTTGTCGCTTATGAAAAGAGAGTCGTAAACGTTACAAAGCAGAAGTTAGATTATGCAGTGGATCTTAGTGATGCATTAGTGGAGGCCGCTTGTAGATGTTTCGACATGGATAGATTGGATGCTTTAAACATTACGATGCCTCTGAATTGTATAGAGATGACGAAATTGTGGTATCACACGAGATCCGACAAGAAGAGATCCGCCATACATGAAGCAGAGCCGAAAATGTTAAACGGGGCGAGATATTATTGTCTAAAGAAACCTGACGGAAAACCAAACCTTGCGGGAGGGCACTTGGATGAAATTGAGCCAGGACAACTAATAACAGCTAGTTCGCCGTTCTGGTCTAGTGTATTTGCACCTACATTTCAGGTTATGTTGGTGAAAGTATTGTCTATATTGAAACCTAACATTATATTTAATACAAGAGTGACATGGGAGGAACTCAATGGTCGTATAGACAATTTGTTAAGTGGACATTCTTTCAAAGTATTAGAGTTAGATATAAGCAAGTTTGATAAGAGTCAAGATGAGACAATGTTAGATGCTCAATGCAAACTGTTTAAGTTGTTTGGCATGCAGGATTGGATGATTGAGTTATGGAGATCCCATCATGAACTCTGTAAATTGACGAGTCCTAAATGGGGTGCACGTTATAGTGTAGGATTCCAACGAAGATCAGGTGATCCGTTAACTTGGTTTGGAAACACGCTTGTACTGTTGATGATTATGGCTTATTTATATCCTATAGAGAAGTATTATATGACACTATTAGGTGGAGATGACAATCTATGTGCTATACCTGATACAATGACGGTGAG